GTTTCCGGATCAGTAGTCAGCATTACTGCAACTGTAGTTTTAGTCGCTACTCCTACTTTCTCTTTACCAGCTGGAACTTATTCTGGGACACAATTTGTAACCCTTTCTTGCTCTACAGCCGGTGCGTCAATGTTCTATACATTGGATGGATCCTCTCCTACGATTTCAAGTACACCTTACGTAACAGCGATCTCGGTTGGCGCTAGCGAAACTATTAAGGTATTAGCTACCAAATCAGGTCTAGCTAATTCCGCAATCGCAAGTGCAGCTTACGTGATTACTGGATCAGCAGGTGTCGCTACTCACTTAGTGTTTTCAACACAACCTTCAGCAGGTGTAGCTGGAGTCGCTTTTCCTACTCAACCTATCGTAACCATTAAAGATGCTTCAGGCGCAACAGTAACGACTGGTGCAGATGCTACTGCTTCTATTACTCTATCACTTCTTTCAGGAACCGGAGTTCTATCCGGTACAGTAACCATGGCTGCTGTTGCGGGTGTAGCTGACTTCGTAGGTAAAGGGGTTAAGATAAACTTATACGGTAATAAAACTTTATTAGCAACTAAAGCTGACACTACCGGCGGCGGCGGGACAGTCTCGTTCACAATCGCTAGCGATACTTTTAATATCGCTAACAGTTTAGCAACCGTTGACCTAGGAACATCTGCTAACTATAAGATCTTAGCTGAGTCTGGCATTTCCACAACAGCTGGATCTTTTATCACTGGCGCTATTGCAGTAAGCCCTATAGCTTCAACGGCAATAACCGGTTTCGGTCTAATATTAGATGGAAGTGGAACCTTCTCTACCTCTTCATTAGTAAGCGGACATGTATTCGCAGCAGATTACGCTTCTCCTACTCCAGCGACTTTGACTACAGCAATAAGTGACATGGGAACAGCCTATACGGACGCGGCTGGCCGACCAACTCCTGATTTTACAAATCTAGGTTCTGGTAATCTTGGCGGATTAACATTAACTCCTGGTCTATACAAATGGACAAGTGGCGTAACGATTCCAACTAACGTGACAATTTCCGGTGGACCAAACGATATTTTCATATTCCAAATCGCCGGTACATTAGTAATGTCAGCTTCCACCAGTATCATTCTAAGTGGTGGAGTAGTTGCTTCCAATATCTTCTGGCAAGTTGCCGGAGCTGTAACCATTGGAGCAAATGCTGTATTTAGTGGTATTGTATTAGCGCAAACAAGCGTCGCTTTAGTAACCAGTGCTTCTTTAAGCGGACGTATCTTAGCTCAAACAGCTGCTACCTTACAAAGTAACGCTATAACCTAATAGCAAAAGAACATCCTAGCGGCGGACGCTCCGCCACTCTCCATTGGGGGCTGACTTAAAACGTCGGCCCTAATTATTTTAAAGCCTCATTGATATTGTCGTTGAACTGTCTATTACGTTGATATTGTTTGAATTCTAGTTCGGTTAATTCTTTGTTATTTAAATACCATACTTTATATTCTGCAATACGCACTTCTTGGGACCCCATGAAGACTCCCGAATAGTAGTGCACTGTCTTGATATGCTCGCCATTGAGAGGTTTATTATCTTTGTCTATATTATTTCTCATAATGCCTCAATTAACTCATCTATTTGACGTTTAACATTATCAAGATCTTGATTTGCGTCAATAAAAGTCACAGGTAAGTCTAGTTGTTCAATGTACTTATGAAAGCTATCCAATACCTTAACTTGGAACTCTTGACCTTTAGCTTCAATAGCATCTACGAAACCATTGCGTTTCTGTCTTCTAGCTAGAGCCATCTCTGGTTTTACGTCTAGAAAAAGGACCATATCGGGAGGTATTGTATACTTATTAAGTATATTAAAATATAAGTCCTCCATAAATTCTCTAGTCGCATTATGTTCACCATAGGCAGCATGGCTTAATAACCCACGATCGCTTACGCAAAAATCATAATCATTCTCTACAGATCTATAGAATCTCTGATTTTCTGTTCGCATACATGAGAATGCAAGCTCCATAGCTTCTCCCGATAATTTGTATTCGGGATCTAGAATTAATTCTCTAAGCTTGGAACAGAATGGTATATGTATATTGCCTACTTCTCTAGTCTCTAGTGTTTTGTAACCTCGAATTCTCAATTGTTCCACTACATATTTTACTGCCGTTGACTTGCCGCATCCATCTACACCCTCAATTTCTAATAAATACATACACTTGCCTTTCAGATAGAACATTTAACTTATGCGCACCTAATCTTATTATATATGAATAATAATCAAAAATCAATCAAAAGTTTTAAAGCATTAATACAGTCGCTTCCCGCCCATATCAAAGTAAAGGAAGATACCTTTAAAGGAATGCGCAAGAATGCTCTCTTTATTGACTCTGCTTATGGTGAATTTTGGGTATACCCTGATTACATCAGGAGGGGGCATGAGCACCCTAGGCGCGGCATGTTAAAATCAGCTAATACGAGGATGCAGAGGACTTTAAAAAAATATCTACTCAATATACCTCTCGGAATCACCATGGATACTACCACTTACAAAGGATTGAATAAAAAAGCTCGCTTTATTGACCGTGAATTAGGAGAATGGTGGACTTTGGCTAGACATGTATTAGTCAGGAAGTGCGGTCATCCTAAGAACCGAGGGAAGAAGATAGCTGAAACTATGCTCTCTAGATATGGAGTAAGTCATAATATGCATAAAAAAGAATTCTTTGATAAATCAGCGAAAGCTATGAATAGATCTTTTACAAAAATCCATTGGAGGACCGGAGAATCTCTAATATGTGTAGGTACTTATGAATGTTTTATAGTTGATTATTTAAATGATAATAAAATAGATTTTAAATGGCAGACTAATATATTTACACTACCTGACAGTAGAACTTACAGGCCGGATTTATATCTAATAAATGAGAATAAATGGGTTGAAATCAAAGGTAGATTTTGGGGAGATGCGGAAGAAAAATGGGATTGGTTCCACCATATGATGCCAAATTCGGAATTGTGGAGCGAACCTAAACTAAAGGATTTAGGGTATAATAAACAATATAAAATCAAGTGCTTATCTCAATGCGCTGAAAATAAAGACTAATTCATAGCAATCTTACTACTATAGTATATCCTCTATTTAGAGGTACGTCAAGTTCTTTGGAGGTTACCTTGAGACTTTCGGCACAAGTAATACAAATTTTTAACACTGTTAACTCCTATGTTATTGGTAATCAATGGTCGGTTCAAGCCGGGAATCCGAATACCCTTTATTTTCAACTAGTTGATTTAGACCAGCAAGTTGCGGGCTCTTTGATTCAAAATCCAGGTGCTCAGATTTTTGGGTTATTCAACACTTCTTCTTTAGCTCCTATAAGCCCCCCTTTGCGTTATGTCCTTGGAGCTACTTCTGGCTTAACACCCTATTCGGTATCAGTAACTTTTCCTAGTATTGACGATGCTAAAGTAGTAACTATTGCTTGTACTCAAGCTAGTCCGTCAGATGCTTCGATTTGGCAATTTAACATTCCAAATACTATTACACCTATGTCTGGCGATGTTCAATTTAGCGTAACACAAGGCTCAATGACTTGGACTTTCTCGGTTTTACAAATGATCGCAGTATCTTATACGAATGACGGTTCAGACGGTACTTTGCCAAATAACTTTACGTACTACTTTTTTGACTAAAGATTTCAATAAGATAGAATAGATAGACATTCCAATAACTTTGTGGTATAATAGGAATATATGAATTTTAAGAACCAAAAGACCAATGGAACCTCAGCTTATCCGGTACATGCTGAACAGACTAGCGGATTACTCCGCCGTGTAGAGCCATTCTTAACTCCTGAACAGCTCGTGAGTCGATTCCTTAAAGGGATCAACCTGATGTTTTCCAGTGGAGCGACTTTTACCAATGCTGAGCTTAAGGATCGTATCTATTTGGCCATGAACGAAGCTGAGATTCAAATCGGCACCTTTCTTACCAGAGAAGCATTTAAGGACAAACTTCCCTTCGACAGTTCTTTGTACCGTTCTTATATTCATTTACGTGTTGAACATGGTCCTATCATATCGGTGGAAGAAGTAGCAATCGTAAGTGCTAACAATGAAGATATATTTAGACTTCCACCACAATGGATTGAGGCGGCCAACTTCAGTAAGAACTTAATTAACATTATTCCGCTTTTAGCCGGTTATGGTTTTAATACAATAGCCGCTTCAGCTCCTACCGCTGGTGTTGCGTTCTTATCTATTTTGAACCAAGGACTTGGATTTGTTCCTGCGTACTGGCAAGTTAAATACACTGCAGGTGTTTCAAATAGAGAAGGCGAAGTTCCAACTATAATTAATGAATTAGTAGGATGCATTGCAGCAATTGCGATCTTGAGCGAGATCGCTCCTTGGTTTGTTAATATCAGTCAGTCGCAAAGTCAAGACGGTATAAGTCAGTCGTCATCGTCACCGGGCCCTAGAATATATGAACTTCGTATAGCTGAACTTACTAAAAAACGCGATGAATATATTAAGAAAATAAAAGGTATATTCAGTACCAAATTTAAGATTGGAGATTTTTAATCTGTGAGCGATAAGAATAAAACTCATAAATCTGAAGATCCTGAAACTTACAAAAGGCTAGCCGAGACCGGAAGCATTATTGGTCATCCTGTAACTATCAAAGGTCAACATTCTAGATCCGATAATGGTATTCCATATCATTCTACAATTAAATTACTCACTCCTCATAAGGATCACAAAGAGGCTCATGAAATTGCGAGCAAACATGATCTAGAACCACCAAAACCTGAACATACTGGAATTGAGCCTCATACATTCAAAGATAGATACGGTAATGACGTACATGTTTTAAAACTATACGGTATTGGCGCTACTCAAATGAAACATCATAATGATCATTTCAAACATCTTGGACCTAAAGAGGCCTACGATTATAGTCCTCACATCTCACTTGATCATGAGTCCTGGAAAAAGATCAAAGACTCTGGCGCAAAAACTGCTAAAGAAGCTGGAATAGAATTCGGTCCAGCCACAATAAAACACGGTCATAAAATACTTGGAACTTATGGTAAAAAGATAGAGAAATCTGAATTCAAACCTTTAATGAAACCTTGGAAATCGAAAGCTCAAGCACGCTGGGGACATTCAGCTGCTGGCGAAGAAGCACTTGGCGGCGAAGCTGGCGTACGTGAATGGGACGTTGCAACACACGGAAAGAAACTTCCTGAGAAAGTTAAAAAGACTGATGAAGAGTTAGATAAATCCATTGCTAGAAACATAGGAACTGCATTAAGTATTGCTGGCGCTTCAATTGGCCAACATCAAGCTAATAGTCCGGAAGCTCCTAAGCCTGCTGTGCAACAGCAGCAAGTAGCACCAAAAAAAGCATCCTATGATCATAATAAAATGCTGAATGCTATTTCTTCTGTTGAATCTAACAAAGGTAAATACACTCATCATAAGCCTGTAGAAGGCGGGATGCATCAAGGATCTAGTGCTGTCGGACAATATGGATTAATGCCTATAACTATTCAAGAGACAGTTAAGATGAATCCTGCATTAAAACGTGAACATTCTAAGATACTAGGTATGAAGGGACCTGAACTTCATAACTACATGCAAAAACATCCTGATTTAGAAGGTAAAATTGCACATAGTTATTTATCACGTTTGGAGCACCATTTTGGTCAAGATCCTGAAAAGATAGGATTTTCATGGTTCCAAGGCATAAGTGCAGGACATAAAGCTATAAAAGAAAATAAACCTATCTCTCAACATTTTCATGTTAAAAAGATCAGAGCGGCATATGACAGAGAAAAATAAAACAGGCACCATATATATAATAAAGAATGAGCTTAATGGAAAGGTCTACATAGGCCTTACTACTCAGAATTATTTAAAACGTTTTATTCAACATAAATCAGACGCTAAAAGAGGAACTAAAACGCATTTACATACAGCTATTAGAAAATATGGTATAGAGAATTTTTCAATATCTATTCTAGAATCTTGTGATATTAAAGAACTAGGTAATAAAGAACAATTCTATATCAGTCAATATAACAGCACTGATTCTACTATGGGATACAATCATTCGATTGGTGGGGAATCTGGAAAATTAGGTACACCTTCTTGGGCTAAAGGATTAACTAAGGACACTTCAGTTTCATTGAAATCTATCTCTGAAAAACAAACCGGTAAAACTAATTCCTTTTATGGTAAAACTCATTCTGATGAAAATAAAGCTAATTGGAGTAAGAATAGACGAGGAATGAACCACAGCTGCTGGGGAAAGAAAAAACCTGAACTTGCAGCCAAAAATGCCGATAAGGCGTGGACCGAGGAAGAAAAAGCAAAGATTTCTGCTGCAAATTCTAAACCGATAATGTGTGTTCAAAACGATATTATTTATTCTTCTATTACAAAAATGTGCTTAGAATTACATTTAGATGATAGATCGGTATATAGAGTTTTAAAAGGTGAATTTAAACATACAAAGGGTTATACTTTTAAACGTATAGATAAGGAGAGCTAATATGGATATTCATCCAAACGAAATAGTTAGTAAGGAATTAATAGGTACTTTAAAAGATAAACCGATTACTATGCTTAGAACTCGTGGAGGTCTATACATGGCTACGGACGGAAGTTCGGTCATGGCCGCTGGATCTCATCCAGCAATTGTACGTCATCATATGGCTAAACAACATTCGGAATTCAAGCCAGCGTTAATGAAGAGCGCCAGTTCTTTAGACAATTTATCCTTGATCAGTCATTCTCAATTTCTAAGTGAAGATCTAAAGAAATCTGGATATGATATTTATTCGCTACAAACTGGCTCATATGTTAATTTTCACTTAACAAAACACGGAATGGATATTCACGTAGTGAATTCCACCTTAAAGGATAATTCCCTTTTGGTTAAAACGCTTCCCTTAGAGTCTAGGTTTACTAAAGCTTTATCAGGTGCAATAGCTGAAAAAGCTCTAATGTCCAAGGCTAATAAGGTAACTATAGGTTAATAATATGTCTAACCGAATACCTACCGGTATACAGATACCTACTATAATTCCATTTGCGCCAATTAACGAGCAGTCATTTGATCTAAATCGATTAGACATCTTTGTCACAAGCCTTGGCGTCGATTTCATGCATTATAAAGCAATGCCAAGTACCATTGGTCAAAGTGACATCGGTGACTATCGTCGTTCCGATGGAGTAGATACCATAACGTCAAATGGCATGTTATATCAATTCGGCGGCATTTTCACAGCAACTATAGTAGACAACCAACGTCAGGAAAACCGCAACGACGGTGGTATATACGATCCTTCTCAAAGTCGTTTAATCATGCCTCGATTCTACAATAATGCAGTTCTAGCCGATGGTCCAAGAATATATTTAGCACCTGGCGATAGAGTTTACATCGCAGATCCAAATGCCGATACTCAAGTTGCAAACTACGAGAAAATGGAATTCAATCCTAATTTTGACAATATAACAATGTTCCCTATTTCGACTATCGATGGTAATATTATAGATTCTAAGAATCAAACTTATCAACCTAACATAGATTTTATCATCACGGCTAGCGGTAATATCAAATGGCTTTCCAATGGTAACAATCCAGGCATAAACCCAGAAACCGGTCGCGGTAACATCTACTCGGTAAGATACCTTTATAGAGCTTTCTGGTATGTAACTACAATTCTTAAAGAAGTCCGTATCACCAACATTACAGCTGGGAACATCAGATCGCCGCAAAGAATGCCTTTTGAAGCGATCGTAACTCGTGAATATCTTTACCATAATAAAAACAAAGGTGATACATCTAACCCATTGAAACCTAAGACGCCTTCTAGAACGCAAGAAGCTCCTACAATACCGCAGAATCCGAATCAATACTACATCCCAGTTGATATGAGTAACATTGAACACGGGGAAGATACCGAATAACAAGTACTTACAATGCGGGATAGCTTTAAATTATACCTAAACCCGCAATCTTATTAATGATATACTATAGTAAGGGGATATGATCATGGCTATATTTAAAAGAACTTTTCCACCAGCAGCTACACAGGACTTAGGAGCACTAGGCAATTTGACCTATTCACATGCTGCCGGAGCTGTCAAGACTACTACCACTGGTTTAGCCTTAGATCCATTGCTTTCAGGAGACGGCGTTACTTTTACTACCAACGCCACCACAGCATTAGCTCTACCTGCTAAGGGTAAGAGTTTAGCCATCTATAACAACTCTGGTTCACTAGGATCGATCACCTTTGGAACTAGCTCCGCAGTTACAGTTCTTGCGCCTGGAGTTACAAACGCCACTGGCCAAGTAGGCATTCCTTGCCTTCC